AACATCTGCCGTGAAAGTAACAAGCTTACTGCCGGGCGCTTTCCGAATCGGACGCATAATTCCGAGAATATTTCTCAGCGCATCCCAATTATCAGCAAAGCGAGTAACAAAATCGACTTCACGTGCCATCACGTTGGTATAAACGTTCGGCAGACTGTCACGAGGATTGGTAAGAGTTTCAACATTCGTAGCCGCCATTTTCTTTCACCCTTTCTTAATTTCTCAACAAATTTGGATTGTCGGCAAGCGCTTTCTGACGTTCAGCAGTTGACATCTTGTAATGACCGTGTTCGTCCTTCGCATAAATGTCAGCCCGTGTCATAGTAGTGCCGCCATGATTGTCAGGCGGTGTTTCAACGTCCGTTCCCTTTTTGCCTGTAGTCTGGATAAACGCGCCCCATTCATCCCTGATTGCTTTAAGCATGTTTTCTGCATCTGCAAACTTGCCGTTTTCGTCCAACTGCTTATCAGACAAATCAGTGATTTTAAGGATTGCGTCAATGCGTTTGCTGTCAACGTTGGCATCTTTCAAAAGCTGAGTATAAGCCGCCTTGACCTTCTCCGAACGTTCACGATTCGCTGTTTCCGTTTTGTAGTCATTAAAAGTCTTGCTAAGCGCTTCATACTTTGCTTTCCAATCATCGCCGTTTTTTGCCGTTGCTTCATCCAACTTCTTCTGGACTTCAACCAGCTTGTCAGCATCCGCTTTGTATTTGTCGCGAAGTTCTTTTAACCCGGTCACAGTTTTGTCATGCTCTTCAATGATGGCCGAAATTTTAGAATCTTCCAGGCCCATCGCTTCAAGGAATTTACGAGTAACCGCCATTTATTGCACCTTCCTTTTCTTTGGGGCAATTTCTTTAGCCCAGTGCGTCAGGTAATTTCTTCTACCTTGTTCAAAGTATATCGGTATTTGCGGCAGTTGTCAAGAATTTTCACTCAAGATGACCACCTGAACCGCCGAAGGCGGCGTGAGTAACACACGTTACTACCGACACCGTTTTTTTGTAACATTCAAAAATATCGAGAACCATTGATATATATACATATAGTGATAGTGTGTTACAATGTTACACTGTTACACTACTTTTTCTCTTACGCGTGGAATAAAAAACTTTTTTATTTTATTTTTTCTATACACCATACTATTTTTCTGTGTAATCGTGTTATTTTGTAACACTTCCTATTATTGATTCTTTAAAACCGTTTTGTAACTTTCTGTTGCAAACGTCACTTTTTCAATAATGCAAATATCGTTGTAAAGACGAGCCAAATAATACATTGTCAGAAACGTCAAAAAATATTGCCACATTTTGGAACAATTTTAAAGAGAATGAGCAGAAAAAAACAAAATGATTACTTGTTAATCGGAAATTTAAACCGTAGAAAACGGCCAGAAATTGAAAGAAAACAGGCATTTTGCATTATCCACCTTTCAACACATCTTCAAGCACTGCTTTATACTCTGAAATATGATTTTCAATTGATGGACGAAGATACGGCCTTGCTGGCATTCCGTTTGTGGTATGCCAATTGCCTTTTCTATCTTGATATCTCCAAGACGTTTGTCTTCCTCCACCGCCAGAAGCATGGACCCCCGTTCCCAACTCAACATAAGGAGCATAAGTGACATTAGTTCCAACCATGATAACATTTTTTTCGAAATTATGAGTTATACTATTTTGCAAATTGCCTGTGTCTTTAGGACATGATTTCTTTGCATAACTTTCAGCCATACCGCCAATAATTTCAGCGGCTTTTGCTAACTGCTTTTCCGTTGCACTTTGTACGTATGAAAGGTGAGATTCAAATTTAACTTCAGCCATTAGTACACCTTCCCTCCGCTTGTGTCAAAACCATGAGGTTTTTTCTCTTCTCCCAACTCTAAACATTCTTTCATTTCGTCAATTGCCTTTTGCATATCAGAATCTCCCCATTCCGTAGGAAATTCTTTTTCAAATGTTTTAAAATATTCCGCTTTCAACCGATCAAATTCTTTTTCTTTGTCCGTCTTTTCAACTTTCCTATTCATCCAACTAAGCATTTCAAATTCCCCCTAACATTTTCTCAAAAACCTTGTAAGAATCCGGGAAAAACTGCTTTATAACTGGCAAACTCTTTCCATTAACCATTGTTGCAGAATACATTTCCGCAAATGCTTCAAGTGAATGAAACCCTTTTTTTATGAAATAATCTGCACCGTGTCCCGCTCCCATTCCCCATTCAATACCACAATTTACACTTAAATATCCATCAAAAATATCTGAGATGTCGCTTCTTTCGTAAACGTCAAAATTTGCCTTTATTGCTTCACAAAACTTTTCAGCATTGCTTTTCATCTTTGACATTAAACCTATATGCTCTTTTGCCGTTTCTCGCTCATGAACAAGATACTTTCTCAAATCACTATCTTTTTCAACATAACTTTCAAATATTTCTTTTAATGTGTCAAAATCTTTCTTTTCTGCCGCTTTATCAATTCTTTCAAACAATTCCAATCTTGTATCAATATCCATTTTTCCAGAACGACTCATTTTTCTAAACTCTGTTTTTAGCTGGCTTTCAATGGGAACCCCTCCGGGTATCTCCCCGATAGATTTTAACACTCCAAAATCATCTGTGCCAATAATTTTCACGAAATGATTATTTGGGTTTGCATCAATATAAAAATCCATCAAATTCTTTTCAACTTCTCTTGTTAACGTTTCTCCAAATTCGCCGTTATTATATTGTACGCTTAAATATTCACTTGAAAACCCTTTGCCGCCGCCACCAAGAATGTGGTCTATATTGTGTCCATACTCATGAAAATACACGGCAGATTGTTCCTGATAATCACTCTGTTCATAAGCCTTTTCTTCGCTTATGTAATGAGTTCGACCGTCTTTAGGATTATAATACGCTCTCCCAGAATCTTTCTCAACTTCAAAAGATGGAGCTTTTAACTTGTCTGCGCTTTTATTCCATGCATTTTTTGCAAAGTCAGGAGTGTTTTCAATCTGATTAGAAATCCTCTGTCTAACGTTTTCTTTTTTGATAGCCGAAACCGCAACGCCATAACCAGAAACGAATTGCTGTTCTTCTTTCTGTCCGTTTCTTTTCGCCGCTTTCCACTCTGAAAACGTTCTATAAGGAATCTCTTCCCCAGTTTCCTGATCCTCCCAGCGTTTCTGTTTCTGATACTTCGGGTAAATATATGCCAATGTACACCGGCAATTATACACCAATTCTGGCGGGGCTAAAGGATCCCCAGGATAATCAATTTCCATCCCATCAACTTTAAACGGTTCATCAACGCCGACAATCTGACCGTCTAAATAAGCATGAGTGTCTCTTACTCTGTTATCATGCGTGGCAATCCATTGCTTTTTAACCTCAATGCCCATTTCTTCAGCTTCGTGAAGCCGCTCCATCCGTCCCGCATTTTGTGCGCCAGTAACCGCCGTCCTAGCGAACATATCCATTTTTGCGCCGTTGCTCGTTGCAAGCTCCGAAGTTAACCGCTTGCCTATATCCGCGATTGATTCACCTTGTACAATCCCCTGAGTAACTGCGTTCTGAACTCGTTTTTCATTCCAAATATAATCTTTCGGTTCGTCAATCTTCCATTCCGGTAGCATTTTCGAATTGTCTTTCAACAACCGTTCAACCGTTTTACCATCATACAAATCAAAACTTACACCGCCGCGAAGCTCTTTTTCCATATCGTAAGCGGTATGGTTTGCCATGTTCACGAAAACATTTTTTGTTGTGCCGCCGATAATCTCCCGGGCTTTTTTGTCCGCATCCACATACACCTTGGTTATATCATCAAGCTTTTCTTTCCAACGTTTGCCCGTGAAAACCTGACCACGCAACCACTTTTTATAATCTGCTTGTGTGATCTTTCCCGCCGCCACATCAGCCAACATTTGGGCGGCAATCCGTCTGTGTGCTTTCCAAAACTCTTCTGTTTTTTGTTTAACCTCCACCGCCGCCTGAGAATAAACTCTCTGGATTCTCTTTGTTAAGATATCCTCTGGTGTTGCCATTGCAAACCTCCACTTTCAGAATACCATCAGAAATGCGTTTTAAGGCGGTTCTAATGTCTGAATGATAATTTATACCGCCCAAACACCAGACCCGCCTTAGAACGCAAATTTGGCCGCTTAAATCGAATTTTCTTCTTGCTCTTCATCTTCTTCAAATTCAGGGACATTTACTTCAAATCTGTTTTGATTTTCGATTCCTTTTCTCTGGAGAATTCCACCAATTTCGTCAACCGTAATATTTGGCAATTTTTGCAAGATTGTCTCGTCATCCAGATATTGTGCTTCCATCATGACCATCTGTGTTTGCTCCATCTGGTTACTAATTCGATTTCGTTTAAAAACAGGCGTGTCTTCAATTCCCATCAAGCCAAGAATCTGCTGAACAAACTTGATAATTTGATACTCAAAATCATCAGCGTTTTCATCAAGTGGCTGGTAAGCCGCATCAATATGGTCATTAGTCGCACCAGCTGCAATAGTATGAACATCCAAGCCGCCGAAATCTTCATAAATCCCAGCCCTTATTCCATCAAGGTATGTTTGCCGTGCTTGAAAAGGAATTTCTTGCGTGTACGGCGTTACATCACTGTTTTCTGTATCTGCGACTGCAATATGTTGGATTTTCAACCTATCACGAAATCTAGCAAGCTCCCCGTCTGTCATGCCACTGCAATTTGACAAAATCCAATAAATTTGTGCGCAATCTGTCAAATCGTTTGCAAACCCAGATCTAATCAAATCATAGCTATCAATAGCTCTTTGCATTCCAACAAGCGTTGACTGATGTAATTTAGAGCCCCACAACGGTACAATAGGCAAAGCGCTGTAATTTTCGCTTCCTACAACTTCAATACCGTCAGCCGCCGTTTCTTTGTACACCTGCTTATAAGCCTGTTTTTCCTGAACAATTTCAAAATTGAGGCTCCCGCTGTGCCGCCCTCCACGATACTTGGTATAGCCGTCCACCTCATAAAGCACAGCAGTAATTGGTTTATCCTTGTCCAACTGCCAAAAACGAATACCAGCCATAAGGGCGCCCGTCTCTTCATCCCACAACGGGACAAACTCTGTCAACGGGAACACATACAAGGCATTATAATTCCAAAACCCGAATGAAACGCCGTGGATAAGGGCTTTATACGCCGCATCTTTCAGCACAGTATCAAAATCCTGCCCCAACAATTCATCAGTAATATCAACTGTCTGCTCAACGCCATCAACAAGCCGCTTTTCCTTGTGTTCGCTGAATGATACACCGTTACCAAGCGAATACATACAACGTTGAGTGTTCAACCTGTGAAAGAAATTAGACGCAATCTTGTTATTTGCCGCTGTAAAATCCTGCACAGCCGCGCCCGTTCCAGTGAAAATGGTGCGAACATAATTGTAAATCGTTTCGTTCTTCTGGTGGTCGTAATTGTCCGCGCTTACAGCAATCTTGTAATCTTCAGAAGAAACGTGCTGGTTAATCGCCTTGCTGATAAATCCTTTAATATCATTCTGCGATTCTAAAAAATCCTGATAAGTAAGCATCAATCTTCACCTTCCCTTTCTTTAATCATCCAACTTTCTGGTAAATTAAACGCCCAATCTCGGAAACCTTCCCACTCAGACAACCTGTGTCCTTTTCGCTGTTTGCAAATCTGACGCAATGCGGCGTAGCTCATCATGACAGTTCTTTTCTGAATGAATCCGCTCGGCAGATTCTCAATAATTGACCGCCAATATAATTTCTTTGCGTCCTCTGTTTTAGCCGAAAGGAAAAACCCTCTTTGAACCTCAAGCCAATTAATACAGCCAAGATCAACCCACGAAGTAAACATGTCAGGACTAAATTTGTGTTTTGTAATTGTGTGCATTGTACTGCAACTGACTTTTTCAACACCCATTCTATAAGTATCGAACTCTTTCCACCAATACAACGGAGCATCAATTTCAGCCCAAACCATACACAATCGCAAATGTTTAGCGTGTTCCGTTCCTGCTTTGCTCAACTTCTCTGAAAGCTTTCGGTCATCCTGTCCAATTTTGCCAGGTTCGGAATCGCTTTTCGCCCAGCTGTCATACGGATTGCGCATAGCATGAATTGCCGTATCAATTCCAGCCGTTTCCAATGTTTTAATTATAATCATCTGTTAGCCCCTCCAAATATCGAATTGTAAGTGGTTAGTTTTTTTCTGTCAAACAATCTGCATACACAAGCCGCCGAATCTGGCGCGTCATCGTGTTCCGCTTCTTCCGTGTAATCCATGATTTGATTGAGGTATTCCGGGTCTGTTCCTTCTAGCCATTCAATGTTTGACCACCACTTTCGGAGATACTCACTAATTTTTTGGTACTTGTTTTCTTTTTCGTGATACGACCTAACAGGCAAGTTCGGCCTTTTTTGCCGGATTTCCTTTGAGAGAAACCCTTTATCAGCGTTGTCTTCGCAATATACCGGGGAACACTGCAAGCGCTCAACATCCACAAGAATCCGGTCAAGAACCGTGTCAATATGAGTATGCCACATTTTCCCATACAAGTAAAGCTTATCTCCGACTCTTTTGCCACATGTTAGTGCAGTATAATCTTCACCGCCATAAGCCGCATCAATATGAGCAATGCCGTCCCGAATCGGATTGATAAGTATTTTGTTCCCGTCTTTATCTTCTTCAAATTCCTGCTTGCAAAATACTGGTGCTGTTTCAAACAAGGCATTTTCTGCGGCAATATGTTGTAACTCATAATTCGCCGCAAACAAGGACGGAGACATTTTCTTTCTAATTTCTTCAAGTTCCTGCTTTGATATGATTTTTTGAATCTCTGGATGGTAACAATCAAAACGCTCTGCCGCTGGCATGATTGTAAAACAATCTTCTTTGTGCCACGGTGTCCCTGTATTGAATATCCTGCCGCCCCTGTTCTTTATGTTTTGCAATTCCTGATAGATGGTTTTTGTTCTGTCCCGCTCCGCTTTGCTGATACGGTCTTGAACGTTCACAATATCATCAGTAAATATCCTGTCAAAATGCTTACCAGTTATAGACGTTCCCATGCCCAAACCAATAAGCTGGCTTGTTCCTCTGTTATCCCTTGTTAAATTCGTGCTAATCTCTGTTGCTGATTGTACATCTAACTCTAAGTTTATCCCATAAATACAATTCACAAGATATTGAGTGTGCGGATCAAGAAGTATCTTTCTGACCTGTTTTATGACCTCTTTAATATCGTTGTCCGTCTTCCGCATAAATAATGTTCTTTTGTTCGGCAATAAAATACAGATTAACGCCAAAGCCACAGAAACACTTGTGGTTTTGTATGTTCCTCGGCTTGCCTGTAAAGTCTTGTCTTCCTGACCGCAAAGCATATCCATCATCCAGCTATTATGCAAATCAGTCAATTTGTTAAACCCGACCAAATGAGCAAACGTCTCTGGCCGGGTCTTAAGAAAATTAACCGCTGTTTGTCTATCCATCGAGAACCGCCCTTTCTACTTCGTCAATGACGGTCTGATCGACTTCCGCAATCATCACTTTTTCGACAGGCTTTTGTCCTACTGTATCACGCAAAACCTCAAACGCTCTAACGTTTCCTTGCAGAGCCTCCTTGTAGAGCCGTGCAGACAACGCCTGAGCGCCTGTAATAACTTCGTTCCCTTGCTTTATCTCACGTTCAAGAAGCAATTCAAGAGCCATGCGGAGGTCTCGCTTCTTGCGTCTTGATTCTGCTGACGCTAAACCGCCTTTCTTGGCTTCCTCTTTGCTTAAATGATATTCTCCGGGACGGAGATTCTGTTCGTTCGCCATTTATCACACCCCATTTATCGGAATATGGACTATTCCGTTCAAATAACTTGTATATTTTCCTTTCTCAATATTGTAATGGATTATATGAGTTCCCCACTTTTTTTCAATCGCCTTGCAAGCCGCTTCTTCTCGCTCTAACGTTCGATAAGATACACAACCACCTTTGTTCGACTTGTGGTCTGCGTCAACTGCGTACTTGTTTAACCGTAAGATTTTGCGATATTTGTTCAGAGCTTGAATTGAAATATCATAATCTTCCTTTAAATCCATCTTTTCATCATACAGGAGATCATGAAAGAGATGGCCGGAACAAGGCCCCAAGATTGGTTGTGTCAAACTAAAAGGTTTATACTGCTGATAATTCCTGCCGTCAGTATTGAGGTTAAAACCAAACATCGGACACTCCCATTGGTAAGCAAGATTTGCTGTCTGCTCAAAAATGCCTATCGCTTGTTCTGGCGTTAGTTTTACTCTTTCTTTTGCTATTCCCATTCTTTCAAAATAGTCATCGGCTTTTCCATCCGTCATCATCAAACTTGTCACATCATCATCAATCATAATCAGTGGGCGGGGAATGTTCTTCAGAATCCAATTCCGCTTTTTTACAATATTCCCATCTTCACTATCAGGAATTGCAATAAACCTTTTCTTGTCCCTGTTAAAAGCATAATTATTGTATTGACTTTCTGGAATAATATATTTCGCCGTACTGAAATAATCATATCCCGGCAGATTCTCCCAACGTTTATAAGACGGTATAACAATGCTTAACTCTGCCATTTGAGAACCTCCCGCCCGTTTATCACTCTTCCGATCCCTGTTGGTTGCCCTTTTCGTGGGATCAGATCCTTCACTTTCTGCAAACCGAATTTTTCTTGAGCAACCTCCCAATCAAAATCATTGTCAAAATACAAAACAATATAATTGTGGGTGAGCATCAATTCCTCTGTAAAAGGAATTTCTCCTGGTTCCTCTTCCTTTTCTGCGACTGCATCCAGATCAAATCCGAAAAGCTCCATGTCTATATCTTCAATTTCTGCCAATTCAGACTGGAGCAATTCGTCAAACCACTTTGAAAGCTCCGCTGTTTTGTTATGCGCCAGCGCGTAAGCCTTGCGCTGTTCATCCGTCAGGTGGTCTAACCTGATACAAGGCACTTTTTCCATGCCAAGACGCTTTGCCGCTATCAAACGCCCGTGACCTTCAACAATAATATTCTGATTTGACCAAATACCAATCGGGTCATCAAAACCGAACTCTTCAATACTGTTAATAATTGCTTGTATGTCCTTCTCCGAATGTTTCCGAGCGTTTTTACTGTACGGTTTCAACGAATCGACCGGAAGATACTCTATCTTCAGATTTTGATTTTCCAACTTCTTTCCCCTCCGTTTTTTTTATATCCTGCAACACCAACATAATCAAATAATGACTAACGGTTGTTCTTTGCTGTTGAGCCATCGTCTGCAAATATTGCCGCAAATCCTCAGGTAATCGAAAACCGAAAACCGCAGACAATCCGCATCACCTCCACAAACCATGTTAGCACATTGTTCATACAATGTCAAACAAACGATAAACAACGACATAAAAAAAGACCGCCGAAGCAGTCAATTTATTAAATTCAGCACCGTTCAAGCTTCTGTTCCATAATGTCCGCGCATTGCTCAATATAATCTGTGATTTCATTGTACTTGCGATAATTGCTTGTGAGCTTCTTCACTTTTTCGTAAAGCTCGAAGCAATCCATTTCCTGCATTTCCCGGAATGCCTTTTCTGTCAGGACAACGTAAGCCCGGAAACCGTTCAATCTGAAATCCCGCTCTGCAAGAGCTTTGCTCTGGTGTTCAATCGCCGCGCTGGTCGTGTTCATGTTCCAATCCCAATGTCCAACCGCTACAAACTTTTTCATTTCCGTTCCCTCCGTTCCTGTCGTTCCGTGGTCTCCCAACCACAGTCAATATAGTACAACATATTTTTCAATATGTCAACGCTTTTTTAAAATTTTTCCACAAATAAAAAAAAACCGCCAGAAGGCGGCAATTGTTTCTTGTAAAACTCATTTGCGAACGTCTTTC